TAGGTTGTTATTAAAGAAGTTTTCTTTTCATTAATTGGTTAGTAATTGACTTTCGGAAATAGGCTCGCAGAGATGCGGGCTTATTTTTTTTTCCTTTGTCTTTCATTTTTATTTGAATTTGTGAGAAGCATTGTTCCTAACAGCACATAAGTAATTTTAACATTCGTAAATTCAACGTTATGGGCAATACCTCTCCACACTTGCGATAGTATCGTGTATAGCCCCGCCATGCGAGAATAGTGCTATTCGCTCAACTCTAAAGCCTCTATTTTTACCCATTGTGTTGCTGTGGTAGCCGAAAGTTATCACTATTCCATTTGGTTTCAGTATTCTTGGTAGTTCATCTTTGAGTTGGCGAAACGGAGAAGCCTTAATCCCTTTATACATTTCCATACTTTTACGATAGGCATAAGGCGGGTCTAACAATACCGTATCAAACCTTTCACCGTCCCATTCTTTTACAAATTGCAGTGCATCTTTATGGTAGTCTGCCAACGCTTCATCATCCAAATCATTGCGTATTTCATCAATGTTTAACTTCGTCCTACCAGCAAATAGATTCAATGTTTTTCCCTCGCACGTCTTTTCAGTCCATTCTCTGATAGGTTTGATACTAAATGTCCATCTACTTAATGGGCATTTGATGTAATCGAACAACGGCACAGCAGGTAACACAGTATATAGTGCATTGCTGTCCGTTCTTTTATCAACTTTTGTCATAATATTTATCTTTCTTTTTTCAATTCAATTTTGGTGCAAGCAACGCACCATATATAAACCGTTAGAACGAGGACTCGTTGACTGTTCCTCTATGACGGGTATAGGTCTCCTGTCTTTGTTTGACATAGGCGGGCGGCGGCATATCTTTTTCCACAAGACAGGCTATCATATTGGTGTCTAAGATATCATCGTGGTTGCCGTCGCCGTCTTTGTTGCCGTAGCTGCCATTGGGCTTCTGCTCATAGATGCTCGCCTCGTCATAAAACATATCATCGGGGTCGATAAAGAGGTCGTCTTCAAAGAGTACCACAAACCTATCTACCATATCCTGTTTGGTCTTGACGTTGGTGTTAAAGCCTATCTTGGTATATACACCCTGTCTGATGTCTTCCGGACTCGTCGCAGCACGTACATAGAGGTTCTTGTACTCCTCGCCTATAATATCCAACACACCGCGTATATGGTCGCCCTGCTGAACATAGTCGCGGCTCTCGGCTTTCTTGCGGTCAAAGGTGTTGCTCTCAAAGACAAGCAGGGCGTTCTTGTAGTAACGTGCCACCTTGACGGCAAGCGACGCCACACGGTCATAACGCATGTGTCCGCGCCACCGTGCCACGACCTCCAGACATCCGCCCTCAAGGAGCTTAGGCATACGGTCTATGACGGTTATACAGGAGAAGTCGGCTTTCTCGCTCCTGCCACCTATATCGACCGCCACAACATACTGATGCTCGGTCTCAAGGCTGTCGGGCTTACGCCATACCCTGAGCTCGCTGTTGTCTTTGTTGCGGCTGTTAAACCTTAACTTGCCGTTCTGCTCCAACAGGTAGCCATACCACAGCGGCTCTTTGACATATTTGTTACGCAGCGTCGCCACGATATAAGGCGAGAAGATGTTGGCACCGGAATATACGAAACACTCTATGTCATCGCTCGGTGCCTCCTGAGCCATGCTCCCGTGGTCATGGAAAGACTTTCGTTTGGCTATGTACCAATTGATATGCTCCAGGGTGGCGCCTTTCTCCCATAGGCTCCATAGGTACTGCCCGCTCTCTCTCGTCTCGCTTGGCGCTGTGTCGCTGTCTTTGTTCAGTATGAGCTCGGCGGCAAACAGTTCTTTCTCTTTGTCGGTAGCAAACTCAAGCATGTCGTTCTCTATCCAATAGAACGGTACGAACAGAGCCTTGCGGTTGGTATATTCTTTCTTGGCCAGCCGGTACTCATCATAGAAATAACCTGCCTGACCGTTGGCGGTGCTCTCGATGACCTGCAGGGTGTTAGGCATGAGCGATATGTTACCGTCTATATTGGTTATGACCTTTTCGGCTGTCTTGTTAGGGGTGGTACGCCAATAAGCCACCTCGGAGAAATGTGCCATAGCATAGTCGAGTCCGCGCGTCGATTCGTAGTTCTCGTAAGAGGCGACGGTAATCACGTTGTCACGAAAAGGTATATCCTTCTCGTTGACTACAATAAAGTCGTTGGCTGAGCCGTGATAAGGTGCGAACTTAAGCGACTTGGCGTCATAGAGAAACGCCGGCATCTCCTCAACGGCTTTCTCGTACATAGCTTTTATGCGCCGTGCGGTGTCTTTCGTCTGTGCTATGATGATGGCGTACCACCCTTTCATGACACGCATCTGGATCCATGCTATATATAGCTGAACGAGGGTGGATCCGCCCCATTGCCGTGCTTTGAGCAGCACCAGACGTATAGGTCTGCCGCTTATACGCATCTCCTCAAGCTTAAGCAGCAGTTGCCGCTGTGCGTAGTTGAGGATAAAAGGAACCATCTCGCCCGTGAGCTTGTGCTTTATATTACATTCGATAGCAAACCAAAAGCTTGGGTCACGGTCTAGCCGTGTGTTAAGAAGCTGCTGTGCCACCATCTCGGCCGTCAGTTCCATGTTATATTCCTTCAGAAACCACTTTATATAGGCTTGTATGCTGCCCTCTGTCATGACCTTCTGATAGAACGGATTGGTATATACCTCTTTGGTTAGCCATTGTCTTGGCATGCTGTAGTCAGGTATGACACACAGGTAGTCGTGTAGCTCCATACCCTTACCGGTCACCTGGTCATGGTCACCGATAAGACGGGCCTTGCGCTCCTCGCTCTCCCTTATCATCTGCTGGGCGAGTCTTATCATGTCTTTGTAGCTCTGACGCTGAGGTTTCGCCATAAGAGATATGATGAGAAGAACGACAAGAGGTGTGCCGCCCATGCCACACCCGGGATAACGATAAAGACAAGGTTGATGACCACGATGAGCCACACGCTCTTTTTCCATGAGGCGTACTGTCGCGCAAAGCAGGCGAAGATGAGTGCCGACAGCCCGCCGACAGGTTGAGCATGAGGAAGGAGCAGGGCGAGTAACGCCACTGAGAGGGTAGAGCAGACAAAGCCTGCCGTAATAGTAGCCCATCGGGGGCGAAACATGAGAAGTGCCATGACGTTGGCAAGGTAGTGCCACAGGTTGGCATGGACGAGGTGAAAGGTAAGAAACGTCCACCACGGCGAGCTATGACAGGCAGCCATCGCAAGGCGTGTGTCATCGCCCACAAAGAGAGAGGGCAACGACAAAAGAGAGAGCAACACAGCCCCGCCGATGTTCTCTCTCTTAATCTGTAACCTCTTCAATAATATACTCACGTTTCATACGGCTTATTATAGCCAGCGCACGGGAATATGACAGGTAGAACTGCGGCGCACGGCAGGCAATTGCAAACTGAACAATAAAAAAAACCGAGCACCCCTTAAACATGGGTTTGTCGGCAAGCTCCTTGTAGATGACATATATGTCTTCTATCTGCTTTCGTCTGATATTACGCATATGCCGTGAGAGCGGCCGCCCCTTGACAAGGTTTAGTATCTCACGGTAAACCTGATACAGAGAGACCCAAAACCGTGAGGTAGGCGACCTCAGGACTTTGCGTATGACCTCCTCGTTCGACAGGCGAGGGTTCTCCTTTCTTATCTCGTGATATTTCAGGTATAACTCTATATCACGTTCAAACAAATGTTCCGGACTGGCCATATTTCTTTTGGTATTTGTGAAGTGTCTTTCCACAAATCAATATGATGTCACCCGAATTTCCAAAAAAAGTTATCCACAGGTCTGCGTTTTTATCAAAAACACAAACTCGCATACCGAATTTAATTTGATTTGAGCCTGATAGAGTAAATATATAAACAGTTAGTCTATGGATAACACAGAGAAGAAAGAGAAAACAAAAAAGGAAGCGTTCTTAGAGCGTTTTTCTCAACGTAACCCCGACCTGAAGATAGATGACGAGGATGCGTACTATGACGCTGTCATGCGCTATATGGATGAGTTCGAGGAGTATGAGGAGAGGAGTAACAGGCTCCGTGAGAATATAGAGAAGTCTCCTGCCTATGCCGAGATGGTTATTGCCTCTCGCGGCAAGGATAACTTCGACCCTGTGATCTGGCTTGTGGAGAGCGGACAGCTTGACCTTGACGCCCTGCAGAGCGACCCCGACTACAATAAGAAGTTGGCAGATGCCCGCGCAGCGTATCTGGACAAGCTCACAAGCTCAAAGAAGCTTAAAGAGGAGCAGGAAAAAAACATGCCTGCGTCTGTTGAGGCGATACGCGTCAAGGCAGAAGAGATGGGTATAGATGACAAGACCACAGAAGAGATTGTGGGTAAGATGTACGAGCTCATGGATGACATGATAAGAGGTGTGCTGCCTCTTGACGTGTTCGAGATGCTTTATAAGGGCAGTATCAGCGACAAGGCTGTTGAGGAGGCACGTGCCGAAGGGGTGGCGGAAGGGCTGAACAAGAAGGTGGATGACAAGCTCCGTCAGATGCCTGCACCGTCGGCGCCCACCGGCAGACAGACACCTGTCCCGGAAGACAAACCCAAACCGGTTAAGAACCCATTCTTAGCTTAAAGAAACATGATTTCACAAACACAAACACAAACACATAAACACAAACAAAAAAATGAAAGACATGAAAAAGTATTTTTATCTTTTCTGCAATGCTCTCCTTGTGATGCTTGCAGTATTTAGCGGAGGCGCAGTTGCTATGGCTATGGCTGTAGGCACGATAGGAAGCGACACAGACCCCAATGCGGGTAATCCGCTTGCCGGTGCTACCAAAGACGACCCGGGCAAGGGTATAGACGCGCAGAGCAAAAGCACTACCGGCAGTGCTATGCGTGATGCCGGATTGGTGTTAGACGAAATAAATGACTACGTCACCCGGTTTAGGGCGTATCAGTTCCCGATGCATACGGACTTCCTGACGCGTGCCAAACAGATTAAGGTGGACACGAAAGAGCCGTCTAACTATGAGATTGGCGAGGCTATCCTCGACTGCGTCACCGAAACTGCTTACACAGCACAAGACACTCAGCAGACACCGCAGCCCGTCTATAACACCTCTATCAACCTTGCTACTTATCTATTCGACAACGACAAGAAGCTGTTCTCAGAGGGTTGTACCATCCTTTGCCCTACTATTGTAGGCTACAACGCCGCCGGCAATGCCGATGGCAGTCCGCTCGTGCTGTACTGCACCGCAAAAGATTCCACCAATATCACGGTTGTTCCTCTTAACGGCCCTCTCAACCAGGGTGCTATGTATGTACCTGCTCTTGCCAGCGGCACTAAGCTGCAGGTGATGGCACCGGCTCTCTCGGAGTCAGAGGTTGAGGTTGCTCCCGACAGCGCATACCCCGCAGAGGTGAAGCACTACCTGCAGAAGAAGGCATGTGCCATCACCTGGACAGAGCTCTTCGAGCGTATCAAGAAAAAGGCAAACTGGAACGTACAGGACATCAAGGACTGGCAGCTTGCCATGTTCCGCAAGAAATGTACCCGCACCATGCTCATTGGCGTACAGTCTCGCAGGATGAAGACCAACAGCAAGACCGGAACGGAGTATGTATATACTCAGCAGGGCTGCTTACGTCAGCTTCGTCTGGGTTATCAGATAAGCGGCAACTGGACATTTGAGGATCTGATTGGCATCACTAAGATGCTGTTCGGCAGGTTCGCCACCACCAGCGAGATGGATGTTTATGTTGGTCCCGATGCTATGGAGAAGATCGCCAATATCAATTTCTCGAGCCATCCTGAGATCACCGTATCGCAGAAACTCAATGAGATAGGTGTTGGGATGACCTCTATCACCACTCCCTTCGGCACACTCAACCTCAAGCTGGAACACGCTCTGGCAGACATAGGCTTATCGGCTTATGCCATTGCTGTTAACATGTCGGACGCCAAGCGTCTGTACTACGAGAGCGGTAAGACTATCACTATAGACCGCGAGAAAGGTGAGGGCGGAGAGGTACGCGAGGCGAAGTCTCAGTACTACATCCAGGACGACTGCCTGGTCATCAAGGGTTACAACTCTATGCTTATTGGTCCCAACATCTCTGTTGCCGGATTCAGCAACATTGGCAGTACAGTGACCACCCACAGCACCACAAACGCGCTGCCGAGCGACCCCACAGCGGGTTCGATATACTACTTCACAGCCGATGTAACGGTTACTTCGGATAGTGATTCCACCACATACCCCAAGGGCTTGTGGAAGTACAACGGCTCGGCGTTTGTTGCTTACGAGGGTGTGATCAACGGATAAGCCGCATAACCAAAAGGCGCTTTAAGCTGCGCAAAGAGCGAGGAGTGCCTTTTGTTTTATCTAAACTAAAAAACTAAGGTAAAAATGTTAAGAAAAAGATATGAGATAAAGGGGATGGATGCCTGTCGCGTAGTGATGTTTCACTATGGCGTACAGGTTACCGTTGAGTTCAAGAACGGCAATATCGCTAATAATGTGAATGCCAGCTACTCAACCGGCAATCGGTTTATTCAGGACGCCATCGAGAACGATGAGCGTTTTGAGTCAGGCAGGATTATTCTTACGCAGGTCTCCCGCATAAAAGAAGAAAAGCCAAAGGTTAAGGTCGCAGAGGTGAAGGAAGCGCCAACCACACCCATGACAGGTAAGACACTCCTTAATACAGAGAGAGGACCTATCACAGTCAAGGGCGGCGCAAAGAAAGAAGCGTCTAAGCCTGGTCAGGAAGAGGAGAAAGAAGCACCCAAAACGATGGGTGTGTACAAAAAGGTCAAAGAGGTCAAGAACATCAATGACGCCATTGCGTATATGGCTTCCGAGTTTAATGAGCCGGTACAGAATGAGGATGTGCTTGCACAGCTTATGGAGAAGCACCGTATTCAGTTTCCAAACCTAAAGTAACGCCGATATGTCGTTACGCACCGCACAGACCATAACAGCCGACGTCAGGGAGAAGCTTGACGAGATACCGGATAATGATGCCCTGTTCGTCACAGGAACGGATAACACAGACCTCGACACGATAATAGAGGGGCACATTACGGAAGCCGTCAAGTTTTGTATAGACCATGCCGACCTGTCTTTGCTTGAACCCAATATCATAAGAGAGAGGAGAGGAGAGCCGCAGGACACTATGGCGATAGAGAACTATGTTGGCGGCGGTAAGATAAAGAACGCGCCCGAAGGGGCAGAGGTGTGGGTTGCAAACTGCGACCTGCCCGAAGATTTTTACCGCTTCTGTTGGGCTAAGTGCGACGCGTGGGGTAGGACAGTGACGGACGCCGTATATATTGGCGACCCTGACACAGCTAAGTTAAACAACTATTTCACTACCGGCAGCATAGAAAGACCGGTGGTGTATATAGAGCAGGAGACACAGGGGGCATACAAGGCGCATCTCTATGCTTGCCGAGAAGACAGCACGATAGAGCTTGCGGCTATGAAGCTCCCTAAGTGGGAGACACAGAAGATAGATATAGGCGACAGGCTTTATCCATCGGTAATAATGTATCTGGCAGGGCTGACTCTTGCAACCATGAGGGATACCCATGCCGAAGCTCTCTTTGGTCAGGCTCTTGTCATGATGGGTGTGAGAGTCAATCAGGAAAACACAAACAACGTAGCACACAATAATTAAGATGGAGTGGTTGAATTATATTAGTGCATTGATAGGGATGCTCGGACTGGGCGGAGGAGCGTTGCTATTCTATGGGAGTAAGAAAAAGAGTGCCGAAGCCAAGTCAAAAGAGGACAAGGTTAATGCGGACCTAAAGGAGATAAGCGCTTATCTTACGCGTATCGAGAACCTGTCGCAGACAGTTGATGAGCTGTCGAGAAAGGTGGCCTGCTTACGTAAGGAACTCTTCTCGGCAGACGAAGAGATTGAGCGCCTGCGCGCTGCTTTGAAGTTGGCAGAGATAGAAGTAGAGAAAAGACAAAAACTCATTGAAAGCCTGAAAGCTAATAAGGCCACACTCGAAGACCAGATAAAATCTTTAGAGATTGAGAACGCGGAGCTCACGAAGAAGAACGAGGTTCTAAAGACGAGGATTAGCAACCTAAAAAAATCAAATCGTGAAGACTTTGCGGCCATGAAGCAGACAGAGGCAAAGGCAGCGAAAGCGGCAAGTAAGAAAGCGGCGAAAGAACAAAAAGAACAGAAGCCATGATAACAGCCCGGCACTTCCGAGAGAGCGAGTTTAGGCGTTGTAACCCGCCCTGCTCGCTTCAGGACATGAGGCAGGACTTTATGGACACGCTCGACCGCGTACGTGAGAAGGCAGGCATACCGCTTGTGCTGAATAGTGCGTACCGCTCGAAGGCGTGGGAACTATCGAAAGGGCGGACAGGCGATGGCGCGCATACCCTCGGCGTAGCGGTAGATATACGTGCCAACAACAACGCCAATAAGTATAAAATCATAAAGGCTGCCTTGGAATGCGGCGTCACACGTATAGGCGTATATGCCTGGGGTGTTCATATAGATATAGGCGACCGCTATGGTAAGACACCACAGGTTGTTTGGTATGGCTGACGTGAACAAGAAAGCTTATGAAATATAGTCGGATGCTTAACCGCAACAGCGGATGTACTACATCGCTTTATACGGTTGTCTTTGCCGCGTTATTTGTTGTTGGCTGTTGTCCGTGTCGTAAAATACAAAACATCGCAACACAGACCACGCAGGACAGCGCAGTAAGCAATACGCGCGTTGAAACGAGAACAGAGTATGTCACCGACACGGTTTATATAGAGATTCCCTCGCAGACAGCCGAGCGCACAACCGTTGAGAGGGAGAGCTATCTGGAAAACGACTATGCCGAGACAGCGGCACGTATAAACGGCGACGGCACATTGTACCATGACCTTAGAAGCAAGGAACAGAAGTTCCCATCGCAGATAAAGACACAGATAGTATATAAAGACAGCATAAGAACGGAATACAGATACACTAATATCTATATAGACAAGCCATACAGGGTAGAGGTTGAGCGCAGCTTTACATGGTGGCAAAAGACTTGTATAAAACTTTTTCCAATAATCATAATGTCACTCATTGCATATATTGTTATTCGTAACAGGAAAACCGTTTTTTCATTCATAAGACGTTTAATTGGTTAGTAATTCAGGTTATGACTTTCTGAGGGTGTTGGGTTGTGAAACTCGACACCCTTTCTTTTATGGCCACACAAGAAAAACCCACCCCGATTGTCGGAGTGGGAAAACCAAAGCAATATGAAGAAAAATGGTTTTGTTAGTTGTAGACAGCTAAGTCTTTCAGCAGAGCCACAGCCGGGTTAGCCGGTGTGTCGTCATCGACCGTCACAGCACTCACCTTAGGCAGCCTGTAAGCAAGCAGGTCAACATATATCTCACAGTAGGCCTTCGGTGATGTTGTGGCGAGTTTTTGAAACGTCTCCTCGAAACGGTCAAATTCATTAAGGAGCAGACCGCCGATCATCTCTTTTAGTTGTTTACGTGCCTTGCCCGCATCGGTGGTGGGTGTGGGTCTGTAGCCGGGCAAGAACCGCCCTGTCTTTGGGTCTCTTAGGTCTTTTCCACTCATGGTTCACAATCTAAAATATATGCCTTCCATAGACTCTTGTCGTGCATAGGAGACGGCATCGGTTAAATACTTGTCGGCTGCCTGAGCGTAGCGCACAGCCTCATCGGGTTTGACAAGCGCAAACCACTCGCTCAACACAAGCGACTTGATATAGTTATGTATAGCGCTCTTGACGCTATGTATATTACCGCGCCAATACCGTGAGAAGCGAAAGCCGAAAGTGTAGTGTTGCGGCAGTCGCGCAACGGTGGTCTCGGGTGTGTGCTCCTCGATATCGGGAATGGTGGTGTCCATCGTGAAGTCATCGACCGGCAAGCTGGTGTCAGGCTCGTACTGCGGACCTTCCGATGGGTTTTCTGTGTCCATATCAATAAGGTTGCTACTCACATCTGCCGAAGCGGTAGAGGTGTCAAGACACCATAAGAGATGGTCTTTGAGGTTGTTTATAGCAGTGTCTATCACACGCTCAACGAACAGATCGGCCTCTTCGTCGGTAGATGTTTCGGCTTGCAGCTTCATGTTCTCGATACGACAACGTGCAATCTTCCATGACTCATAGTTGATGTCATAGAGCAGGCTGGCGCGGTGCAGGACGACCGTCTTATACTGATATGTGTTTTCGTCTATCGCTGTCATAGCTGTTGTGGTCTTTGAGGTGCTGATTTGGTATAAAGGTTATCAATGATAAGCTTCATCATATTGTCGCTAAGAGCGGTATAGAACTCCGCCCTGTCGGTTATGCCATGAAAGGCGAGCCACGCAGTCATGACCATTGCGCTGGCAGCCTCTTTGATGTGTGTCTGAAGGCTTGTCAGTCCCTTTGGGTTATAACGGCGCTGTATGGAGCGCAACGTCCATACCTCTGTGCGTGTGGTGGTGTCCTGACTGACCTCTTTTATCATATCGTCTATGTTCTGCCTGACCGACAGGAGCGACTGCGACAGGTAGCCCTCTATCATCGGCAGGTCGTTATCGGCAATAACAATGGCTTCATACAAGCTCTGCCCCTGTGTGTCGGTGCGGTCGCGCCCCTCATAAGAGGCGAGCATACGGCAGCGACTTATGATGTCATCAAGAGATATGGTTATAGTTATATTTTCCATGACTCGATTTTCTTACCTTTTCAACACAAAGCAATATTATTTCTGTAATCGTTTTTGCGTTTTTGATTAAAAACACAAAATCAAATCATGAATTGATATTTATTCGCCTTATTGGTAAGAAAGAAGTACTATGAAAAAGCTTATACCCAAATCTCGGTTCACAGGCAGGATGGTTAATCCCGACACCCTGAAGGAGAGGGAGCGGCTGCTGCATGATGACCAAAAGAAATTCAACCTGCCGCTACTTACACGTGCGGAGGCTGCGTGGATGGCACAGGCGGAGACACGCAAGGAGTGGTTGCGTAACCTGCGTTATGTGCGGGGCGACCAATGGTCGGACTATGTGGAAGATGAGAACGGAGAGAGGGTGCTGGAGAGAAACCGTATAGCGGCACGCACAGGCGGGGTGGCACTACAGAACAACCACCTCATTAAGATTGTCAACACCCTCATGGGTATATACAGCCGGTCTGCCACTATGCCGGTCTGCTTTGCGCGACAGGAGAACGCCGACGCCAAGAGCCAGATGATGACACGCGCCCTGAAGACCAACTGGGACAACAACGAGATGAAAGACCTGCTGGAGGGCGAGTTCTTTCAGATGATAGTCGGCGGCACGTCTATCGTAAAAGAGGTATGGGCAGAACAGGACGGTGTAGATGACTCTTACACCTATAAGGTGGATCTGGGACACGCCTTCTGGGAAGCCGAAGGCACAGACCCGCGTCACTGGGACATATCGATGATAGGCGAGTTTCGCGACTATACGATAGGAGAGCTTGCCGCCACGTTTGCGGAGAGCGAATACGACTACAATCAGCTGTTAGAGATATACAAGCCTTATCTCAATCAGCTTGCTACCATACACAAGACACGAAACGACTACTCGGAAGGCAGTTGGAACTACCCGATGACAACCAACCTGTGCCGTGTGTATGAGATATGGACAAAGGAGCATAAGCCGGGGATAAGATGTAAGGATATCATGAACACCGAACAGCCGTTGTACCATATCGACCCGCGCGACCTGCCTAACATACAGGCGGAGAACGAGAGGCGTATAGCGCTTGGACGAGAGCAGGGCATAGCAGACGATGATATACCGCTTATCGAGTACAAAGGAAAAGGGTTGGGTTATAAGATATATGAGTATTGGCACTATTGGGCGCTCACACCCGACGGACGCATCCTCGTGGACTATGACAGCCCATTTGAGCATGGGAGCCACCCCTATACAATAAAGATGCACCTGTACGCCAACGGACGCACGACACCGTTCATAAGTTGTATAATAGACCAGCAGCGTTATATCAACCGCCTGATCACTCTCAATGACCTGCTTATCAACTCAAGCATAAAAAGCCTTAAGATGATACCCATTGACCTTATCCCGAAAGGTATGAGCCAGAGGGAGTTCGCGCGACAGGCTGTAGAGCTTGACGGCTGGGTGTTTTATGAGCCGCAAAACCGTATGACCAACGCGGAGCCGAAGGTCATCACACAGAACGCAATTAATATAGGAATACACGAGTTGCTGCAGGTACAGCTTAGTTCTATAAACGATATCACTAACGTACACGGCGCCCTGCAGGGTAAGGCGCCTAATGCCGGCACATCGGCACAGCTATATCTCATGGAGAGCCAAAACGCCACCACGAGCATAGCAACGCTGCTTAATAAGTTCTCACGGTTCGAAAACAACGTGGCACGTAAGAAGATGAAGACCATACATCAGTACTATCAGGAGCCGCGTAACATATCCGTCGAGCAGAGCTCAGGCTATGTGATGTTTCAGACATACGACCCGAAGGCGGTGCGTGATATCGACTTTGACGTTAAGATAAGCGAGGCTGCCGAGACGCCGGTATCGCGTATGTTCACCAACAAACAGCTTGAGGAGTGGGCAGCCGCCGGATGGATAGACCTGCATGATGTGCTTACCTATGGCTATTATCCCAATCTGGAAGAGCTTAAACAGCGTATCGCCGCATCAAAAGAGATGGTGGAGCAAGCCAATGGCGGTGTGCCTGTACAGGGTGATCAAGTACAGGGCGTCAATCAGGAGACAGCGGCATTGCTGCAAAACATATTAAGAGGCAATGGAGGAGTTGCTTAACATATCATTCAACAAAGGGGTACGCCGTGCGCCGACATATGCGGAGAACGGCGAGCTCTCAGAAGCGGTGGGTATCATCCCTTCGCGCGGAGAGCTGAAGAACATACCGCCTATGAGCCGGCTCAAAGACGGCGAGGGCGAAGATTTTGTTTTTCCCGACACAGGTCATACGCTTGTGGGTGTACATCAGATCGAGGGTGATAAGGTGTATGTGAGCAAGAAACGACCTATCAATGCTTATAAAGCTGATTGGTTCTCTGGCAGCTTGGTGCTGACATTTAATTATATTTTAGACGCCACGACAACGATTACTGTAACATTCACTGACACAGACACACAAGAGCCTATAGAGCGTTCGTTTGAACTGTCTACAGGAGGGACTAGTCGTACGTTTATTTTGCAGATACCTGAACTTAGTGGAGACGTAGAAGAGTTGACAATAGCGGTATCATCACCGGGCAGTATACACACGTTTGAGCGCTATGACGGAGATTATTTTGATTCGTTGTCTAATCCTAAGTGGGAATTGTATGCTTCGCGTACAGCTGTAGGAGAGGCGACGACACACACAAGAATAAGAGGCGGTCTTGCCGACGGCATAAAGATGATAACCGTTGGGCGTATCATGATTGTCACAGACGAAACAGGGCTGCATTACTATATATACAAGGGCGGGCAATACAAATATCTTGGACGTGAGATCCCGCGCCTGCCTATCAACTTCTCACTCAAAGGCGAGATAATAACCGGAACGGTGTGGGAAGAGGACGGGAAGAGCGACACTTCGCAGATAAACACCGATGCTTCGGGGTTCCTGCATGAAGCCGACAGCCGTAACCACCTGAAAAACATTACCAACCTGCTCTATGCCGCTGCCGCAAAGCAGACACAGAAGGCGGCAAAGGATGGGTGTTTCATGCATCCGTTCTTTGTGCGCTATGCGCTGAGAATGTATGATGGCACACATACGCAGGTGTCGGCTCCGGTGCTTATGATGGTGTCGAGCAATCAGATGTTTATTATGGCGCGCGGATGGCATACCACAAGCACATATATAGACTACTGCATGATAAAGGCGCAACTTGAATACTATATCGCAGAGGGCATAAAAGAGCAGTTTGAGGACTGGGCAGACCTTATCAAGGGCGTAGATATCTTTGTGTCGGCGCCCATATATTCGTATCATGCCGACGGCTCCAGGCTGTCAGCACAACATATGTTTAACTACCTGAACTTCGATGCGGGGTATATCACAAGCTCTGTTAAGCCTTATTTTGGCTTCTCGGTAGCAGATATGTACGGCATAAACACATCGCACTCAGGGTTCCTAAATAAAGGATATTGCAAGTGGGACATGCCGTTGCTCCACGCAATAAGCATGGTAAAAAACTCAGGTAATGACAGTTGTATGACAAACTGGAACGCGGTGCTATCACTCGAAGAGCGAGATGTCGGTGCGTTGCGTGAGGACTACAAAGGCGAAAAGGTCTATTACCTCTTACGTTCTATGGACTTCTCGGAGCTTGTAGAGAACACAAGGACAAGAGTAATAGCATCGGGCGAGGGTATTAATAATATTGCAACGGCGCAGAAACTCATTGAGACAGAGAGCCTTACTAATATTAAGGGTATGTCTGATATCATGATATATAACCGCCGTCTTAACATATCGGATGTAAAACAGGAAGTGAAGTGTATGACAGACCTGTCCACGCTGCTTCCACATACCGACGGTTATATAGAATGGACTATCGATGCCGACGGCTTCCCTGTCATATCCGCAGATAGCGAGGGGGCAGAGGCTTATAACCTCTCGTTGGACATAGACAACGAGCAGGGCGGCACACCTTTTCGTGTGAATGATGAGCACCTGAGCAGCGGCGCGACCATAAACCTTAAGAGCTCCCTGCTGTATCTTGCCTATCCAAACATAAACGCTTCAAAGGCCGTGATATACCGTGATGACAACGGCACAAAGAGAGGTGTCACGTTAAGCCTAAAAAGCGGCTTGCTGTTTAACGCAGCTTATTACAGTGCTATGGCAACACCACAGCAGACACCGCCATCGGAAGCTGCTATAACCGACAGCCTTACTCCTACCCAAAATAATATCGTCTATCACCCAAACCGCTTATTGCAGAGCGAGGTGGAGAACCCGTTTGTCTTTACCAGCAGGGGTGTACATGCCATAGGCAACGGTCGTATCTTGAAGCTGGCCACCAACGCGGAGCCGTTGTCTACAGGTCAGTACGGACAATATCCGCTTATAGCGTTTTGCAGCGATGGCATGTATGCCTTAGAGGTCAACGCCGACGGAATGTTTGGGGCAGCATCACCACTGAGTCATCACATACTAACTAACATAGACTCGATTGCCTATGTAGAGGGTGGGCTATTGTTCATCACAAAGGGCGGGTTGCAGATGCTCGGTCAGGACAAGAAGATAACGCTGCTGTCAAGCAATCTGGAGGGGGAGAACATAAACGAGGCTGTCTATGTGGGTGACGACACACCGGCAGGACAGGCTGTGACAGAATGGTCGTCGCTCTTTATGGCAGACACCGAAGAGATACGAGAGGCTTTGCAGACATGTAAAACGGTATATGACAGTAAAAACAGTCTTTTGCATGTGTTCTTTTCGGACAGCACAAAACAGATGGTGCTATGTCTGAAAGCCTTTGAGTGGAGCAGCCAGATAGACAACGGCAGGACTATACCCCTGCAGGTCGTAGAGGACTTCCCGATGAGTGTGATGCAGTTTACAGATGACATGGAACACTTGTATGTGTATGACTCCGTGCCGTCAATCGAGAGACGCAGGGGGTTTGCTATATCACGCATACTTAATATGGGCGGCGCAGGCACATATTCTGTCATAAAGCAGATGAAGCTGTATCATAACATCAGCCGTGTGCAGACTCATAATATCAGGACTGCACTATACGCAAGCAATGATATGTTCTCATGGACGCTCGTAAGGTCTCTTAGGGGTGCGTCATATAAGTATTACCGTTTTGCGCTGTTTACCAACATGACGGACTATGAGGCGGTGCAGGGCATGAGCATAATATATGAGCCGCGCAGAGGAAATAAATTAAGATAATATATCAAAATCGCAAACCGGTATTGTAAAAGAGGTTTGTTTTGTACAATAAAAATAGAGAGACAGGATGCTCACCATACGTCAGGGAAGACCGATAACGATAAAGTGGTATGTCATGCGACCACCTAACCGCCAGCCTATACTGTTCTCGCAGCGTGAGGAGGGCGACATACGCATCACCGTGACCGGTCCGGGACGTATCCCGTTCGGTCCGCTCAACTATGAGGTGCATCAGAACAGCGACACAGGACATGAGTATCTGAATATCACTATCTCGCAGCATGAGGTGGAGCGGCTTGAGCTTGGCGTGTTCTCTATACTGTTGCAATGGGACAAAAAGGTTCAGGGGACACATACGTTCTACCGTAAGCGTTCACAGCTTGAGGGTGTGTTTGCCCTCACGTCGCTTGACGCGGAAGACAACACAGGTATCGCCCACGGCTTGCCGGTGGTTAAGGTGCTACGCTCCTATGTCGAAGACCTTAGCTTTATTGATAAGGTTGAAAAGATACCCACACAGTCGGAGCTAACCGAAGCGGTGGATGCTGTGTATGAACTGATAGACAGTATAGCCGGTATACACTATATGATTATACGTCAATCGCGCAGCGGGCAGCTTGGCTATGGCGAGGAAGAGACGGTAACCGTATCAGTTGTAAATGGCTATGGAAGAGATGTGACGAGTGAGTATATACGCTTTTTCATAACAAGAGATTCGGGCGACGAGGCGTCAGACGCGGTTTGGAACACGGAACACACAAGTGTAGAAACGGAGTTTACGATAAGTTTCTCAGACCTTAGCCTGAACTTTGAGACACGCACAAGCAACGTGTTTACCGTTACCGCTATACACAAGGACTCGGATGCGCTAACATATGAATTAGAATATGAATTTTAAAGCAAAGGTAAATGGGCAAGATATTATCACAAAGGTCGCACACACGCATTAAGTTTACACCTTTATCAATTCAATGTAAGCTGACTGTGCTAAGTAACGAGAGCCCTGTAACACAGAATTACGATGCTCTTACTAATACCTTTGACCCTAATCGCGCGTTGTCACCAACGCTGATACTTCCTGTCGTGACGGCTATTGACAAAGACGGGTTATTAGTAAGCACTGTTGTCAACCGGCTGCTTTCTGTAGACACGGGCGACCTGCTGTGGAAAGTTAACGGCAAGCCGATAGGAGAAGTCTGGGGCTTACCCTCAAGTAGCAACTATGAGATAAACACTCAAGCATCGGATACACGCGGCTCACTTAAGCTCTACCGCAATATACCAGCAGACGAATCTTATACTCTCACGTTTGTAGGGAAATTTGTCGATTGGCGTACAGGAGCAGTTATAGAGGTGCAGTCGGACAACCTGCTTTTATCTACCACGATGGCTCTTCCGGACGAACTTGGATTGACAATATCAACAGACAGGTTTGAATATGACCCGCTTCAAGACCACAAGCTGCTGTATGACTATCTAAAAGCACGTATAACAGCGAAAGAGGATGATTATACGGCGGCGTTAGCAGAGCTTACACCCTTGCTCAGTATGGAGCCGGGTAAGTTTTACGACACAGAGCTTAAGGCGTTTGCGCTTGTTGGCACAAGCACTGTTGAAACAGCAGAAGACCTTACGGAACTTGGTTTATCAGTCAGGGTTGTCCGCAAAGGACAAAGCACAGCACTTGTGCCTAAGTCGGCAGATGCGCCCGAACTAATAAGCATAGTGTATCCCGTGATAAAATTTGACGCACGTCAGATCGACGAGAACGCTTATGTCATTCAACTCTTACAGGGCTCTGCGGTGGTAGCCCAACAAGACTTTGCCATAATAAGAAAGCTCACTATGCCTTCGGCTAATTGGACAAAGCCGTTCTTTGGCACTGACATATCGGCTGGGATGGAGTTTTACCGCAACAAGGCATTTGTGGCCCGCGATAACAGCATGCAGATACCCTATCCGGAATTATACTACCTTATCACATGGTACACCCAACGTTGGTCGCAATCAGGCGCAACACCTGTGTATAAAGATGCTGTAAGATGGCAGCTTGGTAAGTACCTGTTTGCAGAGGTGAGCCGTATAGGTATTGGAAACAATATCAAAGAGTCTGTTTTTGATGTGTATTTTACAGTCGAAGCTCATGCAAAAGCAGAACGCATTACAGACGAGAACGGAAACTATTTAACAGACGAGGACGGAAACTATTTAATATGCTAATATTATGATGTACTATACAAACGCGCTGTTGAGCAGGTGTAAAGAATATAGGTTTAGAGAAGATGCGCACCTTGTTGTGGGTGAGTATATGATATTAAACGAGAATGAGATGCTGCTTGTTGATGCCGACTTACAGGCGGCAGCCGTAAAGCTTGGAGGAACACTCATGAGTGATACTCAGATGCAAGAATGGATAAGAGATAACAAATTAAAACAATAATACAATGGAAAGAATAACACACGGAGTATTTACGGTTTCGTTTATAAGGAATGGGGACGTTATCACTGTATATACAGACGTTGTAAAATCTAACGGAGACGGCACATCATTGGTGCAGTTCTGGAACCCCGAAACCGGCGCGGTGGCAGAGTCAACAAACTGGCGCACCTTATCGCTTCAGCCCATCATACGCATACATATTCATTCGGCTAACAATTATCCTGCATTAATCAATAGTGTTACATGGTTTTTTGGCGGCACTGAATTACAGTTTGCAGGCATAAACGACAGTGATTGGGTGGTGGCAAGCAATGACACGCGCTTCGCCGCAAAAATAGAAGGAGGTCTTTATTGCTTGAAGATAAGAAATAACCTTGTGTCGGCAGATTTTAAGGGGAACAAGCAGATCTCCTATAATGTAAATTACACCTCTCTCGGCATGCAGGCCAACACCTCCGGTGTGCTTGATGTATGGCTGCGTGATGCCGGAAGTCGTGTTGCAACTCTTTTGCTTGCCACTAATCGCAAGGTAATATCGAGCGCCAACCCAACAGCTACCGTTGACGCAACAGCTTATATTGGTCCCAACCAAATATCAATAGGCGAGACGAGCGGCTATTCGCTTAAGTGGTATGACTCAGACGGACGAATAGTAACAGAGGATGAATATGTGTCACAAATCATCGTAACCCGCGCCATGGTGTCTGGCGCAGAGATGATAAAAGCAGAATTATATAAGGGCGGAGTGGTTGTAGCTCAAGCAGCTATCAGCATACATGATATTGACGACGAATACCAAATCTCACACCGCCCAACAGATGCATCCGGAAACTTCTGCACGATAGGCAGTGATGCAATGTATATATTAGGATTAAGGCGCAACGGCGTTGACTACACGCCCGAAGGACTTGTTTTCGCATGGAAGGTTTACAATACGCTGGGTGAAATAAAAAAGGAGGACGGCACGGGTGAAACCGTCACTGTAACATCGGAACATTGTAAGTGTGTGGTTGGCGAAGGGGCGTCGGCAGAAGAATACTACAATGATGCACAGGTAGAGGTTTCAGCATCATGGAATGATTAAATGTAATTATTAAACTAACATATATTATTATGGCAGAGGATAAAATGTTAACAAATGCTCCCGTCGAGACGGATATCATCGATACGCACAGCGTTTTTATGAATAGCGGTGGCGCGATTCGTCAGGTAAAAGTGGAGGATTTCAAGAGAGGGTTGACGCAAAATGACTCGCTGATTCTTAGTGAACTTGCTTTTTATATTGACATCAATCAGCCGAGTTCGTTTACTGTCGATAAAAGCTATAGGGTTGACACAGGCGGTAACATGCGTATGCGTCAACTGTGGGAGGACGCTTCTAAGTCGGTGCTAATGGATGAGCACGGCAACTATTGCGTCTTGAAACGTAGTAATAATCAATACACCGAAGATGGCAGTTATGTGTTGGCGGCAGACGGCACAGTTCATCCCGACTTTGCGCATGCCGACTTTATGAAGATTATTCCTAAGACTTATGGCCGCATACAGATGGTTGGGGAGACTGAGAGTCCTACGCTTCGCTGTTGGTTCTCGCTCGTTCCGCTGCCTGGTGGTTATATTATACCGCAACAGGTGGTTGGTAAGTTTAAGGCAGGACTTGTGTCAGGTAAGATGCGGTCGCTCCCGGGTCTTATACCTGACAACAACAAGAGCATCTATGCTTTTTGGGGACAGGCACAGGCGCGTTCGAAAAAACATGGATTGGCAAACGCCGACTTTCGCGCGTATCTGCTTATACATATGATGTCTAAGTATGGATGGCGCGACTCTCAAAACTGCAAGATAGACAATGGCTCTATTGTATGGGGTGTTGGGCTCGATGGGACAGAGTCACTCAACACAGGTGAGACTGCTAGTGAGGTTGGGTTCGCTCGTCAAAAAAACATTAAGACGGGCGCAACCCTGCTTCTTGGCGACACCGATGGCAACAGTGTGGTAAAAGACATAAATAACAAAGATTGCCATTCGGTTAATGTTGCCGGCTTTGAGAATCCTTGGGGGCAATACTGGGAGATGGTTCAGGGGTTATGCTCTGTTGGCACAGATGTATATTGCTGGAGACATAATTTTATGCCTGCCAACGGCACACCTGTTGCGTCCGATTTTGTTAACGTGGAACATGTCAAACTGACACGCGCAACATCGACGCCGGCTTCTGAGATGAATATTATTGCCACGCAAGACGGACAGGGTTTTTATCCTATCCCCAAAGGC